CATGCCTATTTACCCTTTTTAGATAGTCTGAAAAAAGCTTCCGCTTTAGCTTTGATATCTTCTGTACTTTGTGGTTCAGCGTATTTGACTTCCCAATCTATCATACAGTCTTGTATGCTCGCTGCTTCGCCCCCACGCTTACCGCCTTGGCTGTTGATTATGATTGCGCCTAGGTGAGCAAAGAGTATATCTAGCCTATCGCCCCCAACTGGGTATACATTGCTATAAGCTAGCCAGTCTGCTATTTGTTGGCTGTCTAGTTCGGCTAGCATGTAGTCTGGATGCTTGTAGCCAAGCTCCGTACATAGATCAAAGTATCGCCGTCGCAGTGGACGGCGAACTAGTTTTTTTCCAGTTCCTCTACATCTTCCCGTTTCAAGCGATTGTGCTTACTAGCCAACTCAAAAAGTTTGTCTAATACATGCCCAGACTTTGCCCCAAGTGCGTTAACGTCGCTATCGCTAAAGATACGCTTGCCTTGGTCGTCTGCAAGACAACGGACAAGCAAGCCTGCCCTTATGTTGACTTGCTTAGATAGCACGTTTGTTTCCCAGCTATCCCGCTCTGTACCAGACATTACACGTATATAGACAGTAGTACCCCATTCGGGTACTTCGATAGCTTTTAGTTTGATATCTTCTGCTGCTAAGATTGTGTCTTTAAGACTCATGCATTACTCCTCTGGCACGTATGGCGTATATGTACCTTCGTCTTCAACAACTAAAGTACCTTTGATACGTACCCAGTCCTTCATAGGTATGGGCGTACCCAAGCTGTTAATGAACCCTTGGAAAACTCTGGTGCTGCCGTCGCCGTAGTCCAATTCCCAGTATTTAGACGTTTGGAAAATGCCATCCAGCGTATTGAGTACCGCCTTGTCGAAGTCAAGCGTAAACGGCATATCGTCAACTTCCCATTCGCCAGGAAGGTTAGTTTTAGCGCAATCAATTTCGCCCATAACCTGATTAGACAAGCTAATCTTCTCGCCGCTTTTGTTGAAGTCGCCTAACTCAACTACTCTTGCAAAAGGAGTAAACGTACCTTCTGCCGTATCCCCATAGCCCAAAGTTGCATCTTTACCCGTTAAACTCATTTATGTATCCCCTATATGTGAAATAAAACCCTGAAAGTGAGTGTAAACCCACTATACTGCACCTCGTCGCTTTCTGCGTCTATGACGTTGCTAGGCTGTGTGTCCTCCAGCCAGCAAGCTTCTATCGCAGTGCCCCCGTATGTACCGCCCTTGCCGTCTAATGCAGCTAGTACGGCTTTATACAATATCATTGCCCCAGCATAGTCTGTATTCAGTAGTAGCAAGTCTACATAGCTTACGCCAGTAGTAGCACTGCCAGCAAAGACAGTATCTAACTGCAAGTCCCGTTCTGCATAACTAATCTGCGGGTACTCTGCTTCGTAAGCTGGCTCGTTTGGATATACCCGATTGTCTACCAGCGCTTTTACAGCAGCATTTGTAGTCAGCCAAGAATAGATTGCTTTACTTACCATTCATACCCTTTACAGTCTTTTCCAATTGGTCAACAAAAGTAGCTTCGACTTTGCGGGCAACCTGTCTGCCTGTGGCGTCATAAGCTCGACTAATAAACTTTTGCCCATGAACACTAGATAAGCCTTTACTCGTCCACTCGCTAGCGTCTGCTACTCTGTCTGTCATATCGCTAGATGCTTCTTTATTCTTGCGTTTACCATGCTTGATATCGTGGCCAAACTCTACCATAGATACGTAGTAAGCTTCCTTGCTGCCTTTTTTAGTTCTACCTACGATAACGCTTACTGTATCCTTGCCTTGTTTCTTGCCTTTGCCAGCACGGGATTTAATCGACTTCTTAAGCTTACCTGTGTCAACTGGTGCTAACAGTCGTGCTTTCTTACGTACGATCTTTGCACCTTCCCGCAACGCTTTGCCCGATATCTTACGTGCTTCCTTGCGTTCCAGTTGCCCCAAGCGGGCGTTGATCTGTTCCCAACCTTTGCTAGTGATTTGCATATCCATACTAGTGCTGATCCGTATGCTCTGTAGCTGATATAAGCGTTGCCCTACTGCGCCCGCCTATGTCTGCAATGCTGTTAATGCTAAGTATGCGACTGCCGTAGAGTATGCGATAGCTAGGCTTAAGATCGTCCCGATAACGGATAGTTATCTTGTAGCTGTACTTAGTAGTGATACCCTCTGCTACGCTCGTTTCTGATCCGCCCGCAAGCTCTATCTTGGCCCAGTCTGTACCATGTACCGCCCAACTGGCGGATTGCTCGCCGTATGCGTTCTGCTCATACGTCGGCTTTTCGATAGTGATAGAATGTCTTAACTCGCCTGCTCGCATTATCGTAATGTGATACCTTGCGTATCTGCGTAGTCCCTAAGCTCTTGTTCTGTGCCTATGTAGTGCTGGCTTAATCCGCCCGCAAAGATACGGGTACTAGGCTGTATGATCCTGCCAACTGTCTGCGATACCATTTCGCCGTCTCGCCTAACAGTACGAGTAGATACCGCAAGTGCGTATTCACCAGCGGGCAAGGTGTAGTCTGTTTGTGTTAATTGTTCCATGTATTACCCCTTAAGACGATACGTAGACAGTCCAGCCGTAGCCAGATAAGGTAGCAGCGTCGGCAACGCCAGCGGCTGAAGGCGGTTCATTTGCCCCACCCAGCGCCAGTGTGTGCGGGCGCATAGATGATCCATCCAGAGCTACAGCAGCGGCTAGTATGGCGTCTACGTCGCCTTCGCTTAGCAAGTTATTGTCTAGTGATACTAAGCCTGATTCACTGTCGCCCCAAAGCTTTGACAGGTTGCCAGTAATGGCCGCTATACCGCAAGACTCTAAGTACAGGTCTTCGTATACTATCGGGGGCAGTTTATTGCAGTCTAATTCGCCGTCTGCAATGCCGCCCATAATCAAACTAGTCTCGATTGTAGTTTGTGAAAAGTTTGGCATACTAGAGTATGTGCCGTCAAAACTGGCATAAAACAAACTGCCCAAGCGGAGTAGTACGTTGTCTAGTGCTGCAAGTCCAGTTGCGGTATTAGCCCCGCCCATGCCAGCCTCTAGCGTACCATTCCAAGTTAATAGCCCATATTCAGGTGTAGGATCATAAGGCGTTTGCGGTTGCGGTATTACTCGCATATCCTAGCCCTCCTGAACAATGCCCATAGACGTATTTGCAGCAGCGTAAAACTGCAGTTCGTCCAGCGTGTTTACTGTGCCGTCCAACTCAATTACGTTCAATCCCAACGGCAGACTAGCGGCGGATGCTGCCCCACTGGCCATATAGATACCGTCTGCTACTGGTATAAGCGTAATTTTGCGAGTAGTCGTAGCCACTGCTTCGCCTAAAAGCGTTGCCAGCGTCTTACTCGTGCTGCCCACTACTACCATGCTGATAGTAGGTTTTACAGCGGTTGCGTCTCCATATCCCATTTGATCCCCTTAAATCTTTGTTAATCCATGCTTGCTAATCAGCGATTGATAGGCAAGCGGCACAACGCTTGTGCTTACTGGCGACGTTGCTTCTCGCCACTCGTACCGATCTGCGGCCGATAGCAACAGCGCTGCTCTTAGGTCTGCTGGTACGTCTGTAGCTGCATCCCCATAGCCAGCGGTAATCGTTATCGTAATTGCCTCTGGTACATCTCTTGCCGTTGGCCAGCTACAGCCGTATGCAGGCTTGATCGTACATGGGTAGTGGTCGTAGCCAATACCGCTTACTTGGTACTGATCCGCCGCTAGCGTCTGTGTATCGCCGTCTTCGTCTACATAGGTAATGTTGTCCACTGATTGAACAGGCACTATCGGCAGTGCGATAGTATCTGGCCACTTGTCCAGCGTGTATGTATACGTCGCTGTTATCAACTGCAACTGGCGTTCTTCTTCTAGCTGCCGTTCAGCAGCAGCAATGTAGACAGTAAGTAAACTGTCTTCGCTGTCGCCCGATATACGGCTATGAAGCTTAAGATCAGCTACACTGATAGCAGTTGTAGCCGCTGATTGTGTGCAGAGCAAAGCCACTGATTACCCATCCGAAATTGTAAGTACGCCAGCGTTGTTCCACAATGCGCCAGCAGCGCCAGGATCGGTTGTAGGCAAGTTGACAAACTTAACGTGTAATCCATCTATAGCAATCGCTGGCTCGTCTGGTGCTCCAGTTGCAAACGTGATACTAGAAGTAGATACGTTGCCGCTAT